CATGTCATCTTCATCTTTAATACCAGTAACTGTCGCGCCATCTGCTGCTATATTTACACTGCTGAACACACCAGTAGATGCGGTTGAAGCACCAATAGTTGTACCATCTATGGTACCTGCGTTTATATCTACCGAGTTGGATGTCTCTGGATTAACAGCTAAAGTAATCCACGCATCGTTAGCTTGGTTTCTTATCTTGAGTAAGTTGTTAGTTGTGTCCAGCCACATCAACCCCATCGCCCTGGCAGCATGGCCTGATGCACTCGTATCTACGGTAGGTGCAGATGATTTAGCTATAAGAACCTGTACTGCCTGATCCGGCCCGACACTATCTGTTCCTACTGGAAAATTCTGTTTGAGAATTTTCTTGATTAGTTGCAGATGATCGTCACCTTCTGAAACATTGTCAGAAGATACCGGGTTTGTCTTTACAAGGCTGCTTATATAATTTCCTGTTTCTAGTGCCATGCCTTATTCCTCAAAAGTATCCTGAAGTATTCATCACTCTCATTTCTGAGCCTGAATGTCTATCTTTATCGTCTTGCTGTTGCAGATCATTTATAACCTGGCGTACACCTCTCTCCCATAGCGGTACTCGCTCATCATTCATCAGGAATGGTTCTGCCTGTAGTAACGTACCATACAGGTAGAGATCAGGTGCGTTTAATATCAGCCAGTTTGTTGGTGTATTATCAGCAAGTGCATCAAATGACTTATAGTAGGTCATACTATAGCTATAAGCATCATCAGGAGTAGGACCAAAGAGTATATTATCACCAACTATAGTGTAACTGTTCGGCTTACCACTGGTACTTCCAGCCCTTATCCTGTACATTATCTCTGGGGTAATGTATGCCAAGGAAACTACAGGACTGGTAGCGAGATGTATCTCCCTCATCTGGAGATAACCAGTAGGGAGTGCATCCTCTTTTGATCCGCTTGGTGTAGTATCAGACACAGTAGTTTCCATAGCACGAAGTCGCAACACCCTGTTGAATGTCGCCTCTGCTAAAGAAATAAACTCTGGCACTCGGTCAGTCAGGTCATCCCTGTCTAACCAGTTAGCTACAGCAGTCTGTAAAGTGCTGTAAGTATTTATAGCCATTATCTGCTCAGTTCAGTAATATAAACCGATGCTGTGCCTGATCCAGTAATCGCTGCACACTTATCCGCCTCACTTACACGAAACCAGTACGGAGTGCCAGCAGCTATGTAAGTTGAAGAAGTCGCTGCCGTTGGCGTTGTGTCAAATGCAACAAAACATGCAGCGGTAGCTGTTACCATAACGGTCTGTATTTGAGTTGCAAACGCAGATGTTCTGGTCGCGCCACTGGTTGTGGTCGCAGATAGCGTATGCGTAGTTAGCGGATGCCAAACATTACTAATGTCAATCATATCATTCACCTATATGTTGGTGGGTGCTGTCTTAAAATATTTAAAATCCGGGTTATTAAGATAAGCAGCTAACAGCTTCGGGTCTTTTTGAATCTCGCCATTAGTCTCCTTTATCCACTTTTCCCAGATTGTTGCGGGGATTGAAGCTGCATGGTGCCACTCGCCATGCTTTCCCTTGGAGAGTTTATCTCCATAATCATTAAACTTTCGTTTGTTCTGATCCAATAAAGGTGTGGCGTCTTCCCTGGTATTGAATATGAAAGTACCTTCTATATCATCAAAGTGCATATCGGTCTGACGACCATGATTTGTTTCTAAAAGATGTTTACTTGACATAGCCAATACCCCCTACTTTGGGCGCGCCATCTAAAGGATCGTGATCTATATACGCCTTCTTTAGCCAACCCATAGCATCTGTAGGTTCTTTAGGTTTAGGGCTAGCTTTAGGAAGTTTACCTTTCATCATCTTCTTAGCTGCCTTTTCCAGTTCTTTATCTTTCATTCATGCTCCATTAAGACTTACTGCTATCTTATTTACCAAGTTGAAGTTACCAGATACACTTATACGTTCCTTGTCTACCCAGAATGGGTGTACCATGTGATCCAAAGTAGCTGGAAATAACAGTATAAGGTTATTCTCAGGTACTACATTCCACATACTTACACTCAAAGGACTGATAGATTCACCATATTTGAATATTATATGTCCTGCATCCTGTACATTAGACTTTACCTGTACGGTAAATATCTCTGGTGGTACATCTAAATATATAACAAACGAAACTATACCGCTATGCTGATGTGGTGGATTGTGGTCAAACATTCTCTGGAAGTTTATCCATAAACTGCTTATACCTATGTCTATGTCACCACCACCGGGGGCAAAGTTGATACGCTTTTCCCCATAATGATGTACCATAAAGTCAAACCATTGAAACAAATACTTCAATAGTTGAGGGTATACTTCCTCTGTGTACGAATCATTATACTCGTATGATCCACCATTGTACATATTACCAGCAAGTTTTTCTCTGTAGTCGTGATCCTCATCTCTTATCTTCCGCCCTTCTGATAAGAGGGAATCCCTCAGTTCGTCAGATATAAAGTTTTGGTATATACACGGCCCAAATGGAAAGACTACTTTTCCGCCATATTCGTCCTGAATATTAGGACAGTTAGTTTCAAGTTCTTTCATAAAGTCGGAGGGTGGGTTTCCCCACCCCCCTCATTTACCTTACGCTTTACAGTCGGCGAGGATACCGCTGGACTTCTCGTTTTTGGAAACGAGACCAGCTTCGTACAGAAGCATCTGTTTGGTTGAGTCACCAGTTTTGGCGAGATCAACAACAGTCCAGTCTCTGAGGACCGACAGCCCCCAGAAATCCATGTCTAGGAAAAAGACATGTTCGGTACTATCCAGGTTACGATCTGCAACTATCTTGAACGTACCAAAGTCGGATACGTAGACATCCACTGCGTTTACCGCTGTGGCAGGTCCAGCACTCTTGACATTGTTACGGATAGCGTAGCCAGGACCAGCATTTGAACTCAAGCCTGAGATCGCCTGCTTGATGGTTCCCGGACACAGGATCATATCTGGGTTACCACCTGCATCAAAGGCATCCAAAATGACGTTCTTGATGCCAGCTTCCGTAATGGAGGCAGTAGCAGTCGCTTCTGTCATCGTGTCCGTGCCAGTACCAGCAGACGCAGCAGGTGAACCGGACGTCGGGTTCATTGATACGTAGTTGGTAGCGATCCAGGATGGTAGTCCAGCAGAGACTCTGGCAGTAGTTGCGTTACCAGCGTTACGAGCAACGTTGGCTGACAACATGTCTTCCCAGTCTCTCTTCATCTGCTTACCACGTTTAGCCAGCTGATAAGCCTGATGTTTGCCGTGACCAGCATAGTTGACCGAGTCATCGGTGCCTGAGGTTTGGACCACGTACCGCGAAATTTGGCAGTAGTTACCCAAACGAGTAGGCAATGCCCTTGCTGTAGCAGCGGGAGAGTCGTCACCTTCTATCTGACGGTTAGCAGCACCAGCAACGATGGTGTCTGTTTGCCATTCAAAGAAAGTATTTTCGGCCTTCTCACGGCTACACCCACTGAAAAATGGGGTATCCATAGGAGCAATATTGTAGATGACATCGGCTAGCTGCTCACGTACTGCTACTGACGAGTAAGTCAGTGATGTGTTTGAGGCAATAGCCATAGTATGTCTCCTCTATTGAGGGTTAAGTAAATCTTCCAGTAACGAGGCTGCGTCATCGACTTTGCCTGTTGACTGTAGACGCTTCATTTTCTCTTTACGTTTGCCCACATTTGCTTCTGACTTCGCTCTCTTAGCCTTTGTAGATACAACCTTCGGCTTATTCTTGACCTTCTTAGCACGAACTTCATGCTGTTTACGAGTCATGTCTTCATAAGCCTTGGCTTGCATAAGTACAAGGATAGAGCGATGATCCACCAGTTGCGACAGTTCTTCCTGAGTATAACCTTTACCTAAGGCAAACTCTGAAAGAGATTTTGCTATCGCTCTCTGTGTATCAGGATTATTCCATTCAGGTAATATACTTACCATCTTGGCATGTTCTTCCTGTAACACCTGCTGGTGCTGCATCTGCATTTCACGCTCTTGATGCTGTTGTGCCTGTTGTGCTTTTGCCTGTAACTCCTGGATACCTTCCTGTGCCTGACGATATTCGTCACGCTTTGTCAGGTACTCCTCTTTGTCCTGGCTTTTTAGCGTTTCCCAGTCAACATTAGCATACTGTTGAAGATGAGCGTAGTTTGTGTCGATAGCTGTAGATAGAGCGTCAACGTATTGAGCACGCATTTGCTGAGTCTGAGCGATTTCCTGCTGCATACCCTGGGCAGCAGCATCCATCTGTCTCTTGTATTCAGCCAGTTGTTGCGTTTTTTGAGTATAATCCTGTTGGCGAGAGTAGCCTTTTATGAGTTCGTCTTCGGAGACTTCCACATCTTGTCCGTTTACCTTTACAGTATAGACTGTGGATTCCGTTTCGTCCTCATCTTCAACTTCTTCTTCCTCGGATTCTTCAGA